AGAAGAACCATTCTATCAGGATTGGAGCCAGGAATAAATAGTCCGTGGAGACCTGCGAGAACTAATGGCTTGGGTATATAAAACAATAGAAGAGATTGTTAAACCTATTAAAGACAAAGAGGATAAGAAGACTTTGAAGTCTATTCTCGAAGTTGCTGATGATGATACTGATTGGAATGCCGACTCTAATAAATGGGGAGGTTGGCCAACAACAAAGCAGCAGAAACTGCGATGTGATATGCAGAGTATTAAGAAGATTAAAACTTGGAGTTTTAACTCTACTAAAGGAAGAGAATTAAAAGTAAGTGGTAAGACAAATCAAATTGTATTTAAAGTTGGAGAGCAGGAGGTTACCTTTGAGGGATCCGATAAACTAACAAGTAGTCAGAAACCTTTTACTAAAGGTACATCAAGTTTATCATCTGCATTACAAACGAAGTTGCAAGAGAAGGGTAGTGCTTATATTTTTGATCTTGCTATCAATAAGAATAGAGTTTTTAATAAGTGGATTCATATAAAAACTAAGAATAATGGTGAAGCATATAAAGGTCTTAAAAAAATATGGAAAGATGATGGTGGTTTGGATGATGTTGAAGACACTTGGATAATTAATTTCTATAAGCAGCATAAAGAATTACTTCCAGAAGTAGGTAGTAGTAAGTTTACTGATGTTCAGCGTGATGGTGGATTTATGGAATTCATTGAGGACTTTGTTGTAAAAAATTATGGTAAACTTATTAACAGTAAGAAAGATAACTGGAACCCTGCTGATATTTGGTTGATAAGGGACGAGTCAAAAATTATACAACAAATAAAAGATGCTTGTGGTGGTAAGAAAACTTCTACTGCTAGTGCAGAGATACAATTATCACAACTTAATGCTATTATGAGGCAGTTGTGGAAACAGAAATACTTAATGGGTATATCTTTGAAGAAGATTGATGGTGCTAAAGCAACTTTTAAAAAAGTTAATGTTAGTACTAAGTTTTTAGAAAGGGTAACACAGATTAGTAAGATGGGTGAGTATAGGGTACAGGAATCAGGGTCATTAAAACCTTTATGTAACTTAAATATAGAAGATGATGGTAAAGGTGGTAAGAAGTGGGAATCTGATGACTGTAGGATTAGAGTTAAGGGTGGTAGTAAGTCATGGGACTTTCAGATAAAAAGAAATGTTACCTCAAGTTCAAAACTTAAGTGGGATAATTTAAAATTTGAACCTACTGAGGGTGGTAAAGGTGGTGCTAGGATGGGTAAAGCGTCAGTCTTTTTACTTTCAGATTTGTTTGAAGCACAGGGTGTAGATTTTAAAAATGATAAGAAGAATAATGAGTATCCTTATGAGGAATCTGATTGGACTACTTCAAAACAGCAGAAATATAAGACTAAAATTACTAAGTTAATGGGACATGGAGTGGATTGTGGTGTTGATGATGCCCAAGTAGCAGTTGATAACATGACAGAAGTATTTAAAACTCATCCTGACGCTGCTAATAGTAAGTGTATGCAGATATCTTATATGCTGGCAATGTTTTCATTGAATAAAGAGAAGAGAGATAAGGTTGGTACTGATATGGTATTCTATGCTTCCAAAGAAGGAAAACGCTTTGGACCACACGGAAAAATTTACTAAACCAATCAATAAACTGGTACATGAGACCATCTGACTGGTTTGAAACCTGCTATAATACAGATATAGACAGGGATTTCATGCCAAACAAACACCTAGAGCACCCAGAAGACACTATCTTTGAAGGTCGTAGACAGGCACTTGCTGCTATGTGGCAGGTGGTTACTGCTGATGCCTTCAGTGTTAAGTGGGACGGTGCTCCTGCTGTTGTGTTTGGTACCAACCCTGAGAATGGTAAGTTCTTTGTGGGAACAAAGTCTGTCTTTAACAAACGTAAAGTTAAGATTAATTATTCCTATGAGGACATTGACCAAAATCATAAAGGGGATCTTGCTAACATTCTTAGGTTATGTTTTCGTTATCTCCCTCGTATCGATAGTATTGTCCAAGCTGATTTTATTGGTGTCGGCCCAGGAAGTGTTTATCGTCCTAATACTATTGAGTATAAGTTTCCCAGCCAAATTACTCAGCAAATTATTCTAGCACCACACACAAGTTATGTTTCGATTCATCCAGATAGTCGGGGTCACTTTGGGGTTAATCTTGCTAATACAGAGGATTGTTACTTCATAGATACTACCCAAGCACAAGTAAAAACTTGGTCTGCTCCTAAGTTAGTAGCAGAAACACTAGCACTATTACCATTTGCAGGTAAAGTTTGTGATAAATGTTCTCTACAGGACATAAGAAAGCATGTAAATTCTGCTATAAGATGCGGAGATAAACTAGAAGCGTCCGCACTTTTAGAATCTTTCTATGCTAAGTATGATAAATACAACTGTGGAGTTAACTTAAATACTTTTAAAGTATGGGTTAACATCGCTAAATTGAAACTCCGTCTTCTTGAAAATATTGAGACTACAGATAATGTTGAATGCTTCATTGATGGTAAACCTACCGCCCATGAAGGATTTGTGACTCTATCAGATGTACCATATAAGATTGTTGACAGAGAAACTTTTAGTAAAGCAAACTTCCTACTAGATAAAAATTGGACGAATGAAAAAGTTTAGTGCTTTCCTTTCAGAAGCAGAGAGGTCTATGGCCTCAAAAGAGGCTCAGCAGCTGCGACTTACCCATGTAGGGTATGGTAAATATGCTAATGAGCAGGGTAAAGTTACCCATATGAGTAAGGATGGAAAGTTAATTAAACTTACACCTGCCCAAGCAAATGCACAACAAGTATCGGGGGTAGAAGATGAAGAAGGAGGAAATCAAGAGACGGGCTCTGAAGGTTCAATTGCTATTACATTTGGAAGATTCAATCCACCTACTGTTGGACACGAAAAACTACTTGACAGGGTGTCAAGAGAAGCCCAAGGTGGTGATTATCGGATTTATGTAAGTCAGTCAGAGGATCCTCAGAAGAATCCATTGTCACCACAAGAGAAGGTGAATTGGATGGCCAAGTCTTACCCAGACCATGCAGATAATATCATATCTGACGAGCAAATGAGGACTATATTTGATGTCCTTAAGGCATTAAATGAAGAAGGGTATGGCGAAGTTAAAATGATTGTTGGTGGTGATAGAGTCAGTGAGTTTAACTCTTTAGCACAGAAATACAACGGTCAGTTATACGAGTTTGAGAATATTTTAGTTCAATCTGCTGGTGATAGAGACCCAGATGGTGATGGACTAGAAGCAATGTCAGCATCCAAGATGAGACAAGCATGTGCTGACGATGACTTCAAAACATTTGAAGCAGGTACTACAAAGAATTTAAAACAGAAAGATAAATTAGGTTTGTATAGAGCAGTTAGGTCTGCAATGAAACTAGAATCTTTTGGAGATTTTAATGATGCTTCATACAATCTATATGAAATTGCTCCTAAGTTAGATCCACAAGGACTTAGAGAAGCATATATTAATGAAGAGATATTCAAGGTGGGTGCAGTAGTAGAGAATGTCAATACAGGTGTCCTTGGAAAGGTCGTAAGTAGAGGCAGCAACTACCTTATCTACATTGATGAAAACGATTCCATCTTTAGAGGATGGTTAAAAGATTTGGTTGAAGTAGACTACAGTAATCCATCCAGTAGAGAGTTTGGTACTGATAGCCTAACTAACTATGTCAAAAAATTAACTCCTGGCGAATTTGTTCAGAAGATAAATAAAACTAAGAAAGCAACATTGGTGAAATGAACCTACGAGAACTACCTGACTTGTCCGATGCCTATAAACAGGTACAGGCATTAGATGAAAAGAAAAAACCAAAGCGTTGGCAAGACGACGATGGTGATGGAAAGTGGTATGAAAAAAGTGATGTAGATGGTAAGATCTCCAAGAGGGAGAAGGAGAAGCTAAAGAAAGAAGGAGCAGACATTGCTGACATTCTTGCTCGCTTAGAGAAGAAAAGAATTAGTAAGGGTGGTAACCCAGAAGACTCTCCTCTACCTGCTATGAAAAAGTATCATGCAGATAAGAAGAA